GAAAAGGTCGTGGTCCCGCCTGAGTAACCACTGTAACTAAGCGAGGCAACAGCCATTATTCATCTCCAATCAAAGCACGAAGTTGATCAAGACTCTTTCCGGATCGGAGAGCCTTACGATTAAGTGAGTTGTTACGGTCATCCTTGCGGAGATCATCAAACTCACGAAGAAGTTGCTTGTACGCCTCGGCCCGGTATCGGGACACCAGACGCTTGAGTTCATTGACCCGTGGCGAGTCATACATCGCATCAGATTCTATGGTGAGCTGCTGGTAATCACGGGATCTGATGAGGCGGCTCATGGCATCTCTCATGGTCTTACCTTGAAGTTTGACCTTGCCGTGAAGTTCTTGCCAGCGGTCGTAAGCGGTTTGCCCCTTGGAGTTTGTGTAGTTCCTGAGGTCAAGGCCAGCCTTAGTAGCTCTGGGCCGTGAGATGCCATTTTTCTGCCCAATCCGCATGAACTCTTCAGAAATCACATCTTCTTTGACTTCCGTGTATGGGAAGGGGTCGATAGCCAAAGGTCCGGTGGGACGAGTGATTACTTCTCCGAAGATGTTCCGACGAGGAGCAATACCTTCGGCAAGACCTGGGATGCGGTTTCTCGTTGCATCGAGACTGCTTCGCACTTCTCTGATTATGTCATCTCCGAATGCCGGTTTGAGTTGAGACAGGAAGGATGGAATTGCTGATCCGGCGTAATTTTGCAGCAACCTAGGTCCATACTTTTCTGGCTCATTGGCGGCACTCAGTAGATTTGAAAGACCTTGGAAGAATGATCTGTTCTTGTTGAACTGTGCCAAAGCGAAGGTTATGCCTGCAAAGTTCTTCTGAATTCCTTCAATGTCCTCATCCTCGGCATAACTAGCCCCTTCGTGGAAGTCAGCGACGATTGCAAGGAATCCAGCGAATGGGTCAAGCCTTCGATATGAGACATACTTGCCATCTACAAGAATCGAATACGGTTGCCATCCCGCCTCTTCAAGAAGCTGCCGACGAGATGGATCTCTCGGACCTGACCCGGTAAGCCGCCCGCTGGCATACAGATAGTAAGAGCCGGTCAAAAGCATCCCACCCGTAGCCATACGGCCCAAGAAGTCTGCCCTTGCTCCGGGGTCAGCCCTGAGAAGATCTCTCTTAGTTTTACTGGCAAGAACTGAGCCGAAGTCGGTGGGCATTCTCTTGAAGAAGAAGTCGAGCAGGTTTGCAGGTGTCCGGACAAATGGAAGAACAAAGCGAAGTGCTGAGTATTCCTGAACGACCGAGTTGACCGCTCGTCCAACACCTGGAATCACGCCGCGATCCCGAGTCAATGGGGTGGTAAACGTGGATTCTCTTGCTCTGGACAATCCCGTTTCAGCAATAGAACCAAACCGTTCGTTGTAGTTCTTGCCCATGAAGTCTGTGACAAACCGTTGGTACATATCTGGAGTATTCAGAGGGTCCAACTTTTGGCGACGGGCCGCAGTGTCAGCCTGCTCCAGCATGTTTTTCTCAGAGTACAGGCGACCATTTTTGGTGATCTTGTTGTACCCCTCAGCAACAAATGTTGCCATCTCGTCCCCAGACAGTCCCTTTTCAGCCGCAAGTTGATAGAGATCGCCCTTGACGCTGGCTCGATAGTTCAACTGCTTGAAGAACTCATCTTCTGTTGCCAAAAAGCGGCTTGGGACATTGATCAGACTCGTGATGTATTTCTGAGCCATTGAGATCATGTCATCGTTTTTTGGATCAATCTTTGAGTTGATCCCTCTAGCCATGTCATCCCGAAGCATTGCAGAGGTGTCCAGTTGGTTCTCACCGGTCTTCAATGTCATTTTTGTGGCAGCGAGTGAGTCACTGAAAGCCTCAAACATGTAGCCATACTTTTTGAGTTCTCGTCCCGCAGCATCAAGGTTCCCAGTCAGGGCCTGACCGAGTGCCCGCTCCATTGGAAGGAAGGCTGTAGTCGCGATACCGGAGGCCACGTTGACAAGGTGAGTAGTTGGACCTGACAGGATCGAGTTCATCCAATAGTTCATGCCAGCCTTGAGAAGTCCACCCTTGTGACTCAAGGCAACAGCATTCATAGGGTTGCGTCGGTAGGCATCGGCAAACTTTTGACCAGCGGTCCTGAGACGCTTGAGTCCAACCTCGGCATCCCCACCACCAATCTCTTTGAGCAGTTGCTCTTGAGCTGCGATTTCTTCGGCAGTCTGTGGGTTGATGAGAGAGTCAGGCATGAGCTTCACATCTACCTTGACATCTGGAACGTATCGTTGAAGTCCCAACTGCCTTGCAACTGCTCGCTGCATGTTGGCGGCGGTTTCAGTGAGCAGATCCAATCTCTGATTGAGAGCGAAGAGTTGAACTGCTTCACTCTGGCTCATTCGACTGCCTTTACGGGCGATCTCAGATGCCTGACGAGCCGCTTCTGCCATAGTCTCACGGACAGCAGTAAGAGCAGGCAGTGCTTTGACAAGTTCTTCTTGCTTTTCTTTGAGGACACCATCCAGATTCTTCAATGAAGAGTCTCCGGTCGCATCCGCGATTTCAGCGGTAATCGCTGAGGCTTCCTCTACTTGCTCTTCAAATGATTTAGTGCGAACATCGTCAAAGTCTCCTTTGGCCTCTTTGTCCTGAAGAACTGCTTTGACATACCTCTTAGCACCATCTTGGTTCGAGACATTACGAATGTTCAATCGCTCTGCTGGAGGCTTACCTGTGAGGTCAGTTGCATCGACACCCGCCAAGAACTCTTCAGCGGACTCCGCAGGTTTAGGAGCAGCTGGGGCTTCGGGATCGAGACTTGTTGGTCTAGGGGGTTCATATTCAACAGCAGCCCCTTGCATGGCTTTATCAGTTTCTGCCGGACCCTTGCCTTCGCCTCGGGCTTTACGGCCCGCTTTGATGCCTCTCGCTCCCATGATGAGAACGTCAGTCAATGCCCCAAGGCCCACACCTTCAATGGCGTTTTTTAGGCGACCCTCAAGAACGGTATCGTCCTCATCGGTTTCGAGGAAGTCGGTGATAGGGTTCTCAAGTGATGGGTATTGTTGGATGAGATCCGAGAGTCTTCCTTGCTGTCCATCGAAGAACGCGAAGTCTGTCACTGCACCGGCAGTCGCGAACTTAGCCAACTCTCTCTTTTTTGATCCAGCCGCCAGCAACTTCTGGGCCTTACCGAGCTTGCCAAGTTTAGAAGCAACCGATAGGCCACCAACACCTGGAGCCAACATGCCCGCTCCAAACTGAGTGATACCTTCGACAATAGACCCACCGAGGGTGGATGAGGTTCCCAAGAACCGATTGTCATAGTCAGGCAACAGGTCAAACGTCAAGAAGTCCCCGAGGTTGTAGACCCCTTGAACCGCTCCCTCAACTCCACGGAATGGGGCCGCAAGAATATCCCCTGCGACATCGAAGAATCCTGATTCTTCTTGAGCAGCAGAATTAATCTCTTCTTGGGGTACTTGAGCGAGTAGTTCATCAAGTCGTGACATATTTAGTTTGACTCCTGTTCAACCATTCCACGCCGGATAAGAAGAAGACCCTGCACGGTGGCGAACTGTTCAGCGGTTCCTGTTTCCCCCGATCCCAGTTCACCAATCAAACGTCCGATCAAGGTTTCCTTTTTGGCTTCGGGAGCAGCGGCGTTGTAAGCGTCCAGAGCATCAGACAATGCCTTCTTATTTGGGAAGAACGGAGTCATTTTTGGATTTCTAAGTTCGTCAACAATCGTCACCCCGTTCTCAAACGTGCCACGTTCAAGATCCTCAATGGAGACTCCAGTGAACAAGACAGCGGAGCGATAACGGCGAGCTTGCATTCCATCTTGATCCAGTGGTTCCGGTGCAATTTTTACAGGAAGTCCAGACCTTGGATCAGTTCGCGTTGTTCCTGAGATTGAAAGTCGTATTGCTTGATCGGCGGCTTTCAACTCTTCTTGAATGATGGGTTGAACATTCTCGCGTGCGTAGCGTTCTCGACCTTGGGCGGTTGTCTCCTCAAAGTAATCACCGACTCTGTTTGCCAATCGCCCCCCGACTAAACCAAACAATGCTCCTTCCTCCGTGAACTCGTCGCCAGAAGGCGCAGTAGGTAGTTCACCAATCTGAGGAAGCACAAACTCATCGGCCCTGATTCGGCTGACTACCGAATTCACATCCTGTTCATTTAAGATTCGTGATTTATTCTCAGTTACCCACTCACGGGTCCTTCTTTGCACCTCATTGCCTAAATCAACAGGGCTAATGTTTGGGTTTTCTTCTTGGATCTCATTGATAAACTCGCTCACTGCGTCATCAAATCTTTGAGACTCTTCGTTGAATATCTCAGTCGATAGTGTCCCTACTGATCCTTCCAGTCCGGATTCGACCAGATTCAACCACAGTCTCCTAGAGTCTGAAGTTCTACCTCGGATTCGATCTGATTGATTGAGCAGACGCCGTTCGAGACCAGATTCCGCTGCCGATATGACAGCACGACTGGGCTTAAGCTCTTCAATCAGGGCATCCAGTTCTGCTTGAGATCCTGCGTTACCGAGAAGTAGTCCCTCTTCTCGTTCGATGGTTGAGTCCTGAGATCTGGAATAATCGGTTGGGAAGTCATTTCTGATGTAGTCCCCCACTTGTTCAGGAGCTATTCCTGCTTCCTCAAATCCAGATCGAACAACTCCTTCGGCTTCACTTCGTGTCAACTGAGTAAAGTCAGTTGTTGCCCAGATTCTGTTGACAACCGCGTCTCGCTCCCTTTTCAGTCTGGCTTCCTCTCTCCCAGCCTCGGCTTCTTTTTGGGCATCTCGGCTTCTCTCAGCAGCCTCAAAGTCGCGGTCTGCAAGTTCAACTTTGCGTTGGAGTTCTTTCAACTCGACGCCAAACTTACGGCCCATATCGGCATTCTTTTGTCCACTAGGATTGGCCTGGGAGAATGCTTCAATCAAAAGCATTGCTCGCTCTTTGCCCCCTTGTTGGGCCAGTGAGATTGCTTCAGCCACAACCCTTTCATATGTCTCTTGAAAGAACGAATGGTTGAATTGCCTCTTACCATCATTCATTCGGGTTTCAAAAAACTCTGGGGTGTATTCGCCTTTTTGGGTATCAAGCACATCTAGATCACTGGAGAATTCATCGGCCCACTGTTCTTTGTTGAGAGCAACAGTGTTCTGGGCACGGCGTAGAGTCGCTTGGCGAATCAGACGATCATCTATGGCAATTCTGGCTCTATTCGCCGCCTGTGTGATGTAAAAAGAGTTGCCCAGATTTGTCTTAGGAGAGCCATCGGTATTCGTGCCGCTCCACTCGTTTTCAAAAGCGGCTTCAATATCTTGGACATTAGTGGGATCGCTAAGTTGCTCTAGCAACGTAAATGCCCGAGCCTCATAGTCCCGAGCGATGGACACTCCGATTGCTTCTTGGATTGCAATCAATCGTGTAGGACTTGTACCCTCTGGGATCAGCCCCTTCTTTTCCGCTTGCCTAAGCCCATCTCTGGCGATTTCACGCTTTTGTTCTTCCGTGAGTCCTCCAACAAACGCCTCGCCAGCCTCACGTTCTTCTTCTTGGAATTCAGCTCTTTCCTCCACTGCAAATTTTCTAAGGCCACGATTGAATACAGAAAGTCCCTCAGCCAGCTCATTGAGTTGCGGAGCAGCAGAGGGGATACGAATAGGTGCGTAGGTATCTATGGGCCGTGCGGCTGGGCTTAGGCTCTTGTAGAGCTGTAGATCAGTTTGAAATTGTCCCATTATGGAAGTTTACTCCCCGGAGCTGTAGATTTGAATGGATCAGGATCATTGAAGTCGTTGAGTTGACCTGCCAAAGATCCGCCGATCTTCAGTGCTGTTCCAATGATGGATGGCTTCGCTTGGGTCGGCAATGCGTTGATAATTCTTGACTGTGTTCCCAGGCGAATTGCGTTCAACTGATCCTCGAATGCCAAGTTTCGATATGCTTGATTCTTTCTTGAATTGACTCGGTATTCAGCCTCTTGTCTTTCAAAGTCTTGAAACAAGTCCTGAATATTTCTGCCACCGATCCCGCGTTCTGCGGCCTGAACCATTGCGATAGATCGGGCCTTCAACGCTCGTCGGCTAACTTCAGAAATCTCTTGGGTGGTTTTTGCATCCTCTTGGGCCTGACGCTGGCGAATCTGGTTGTATTGATTCCTGGCACTTTGTTCAGCCAGCTCGGCGTTGTAATCAAACTGCTTTTGCTGCGCCCTAGCGGTTGCACTGGCTCCTGCAAACGACACAGCAGCAGAGGCGATTGTTGAAATAACAAGAGCCTCTTTGGTTGCCAATGCTGCAATAGTCGCTGGATCACACATAGTTAGCCACTCAACCTTACAAATTCCAAGAATGGTCGCTTCTCAACGCCATACTCTGGATGCCTTTGAATAAACGTGAACCCCAACCATTGGAGCCACTTTTGATGCACTTTGTTTCGCTCGTCCATCACGTTGGCAAGCAACGGATACCGGCGGTGTAGTTCGTCAATCACAGAGCGGGAGTGCCTGAGGAAGTGCATCGGAACCTCAGAGATCCTGTCCGTACCCAGCATCCAGATGATGCCAAGTTTGTCTTCAGGACTTGGAGATACCCCGAAGATCCCCATGACCTCTTTTTTGTCATAGGGGTAGAGAATCGCATGACACTCATGTGAGTTCTCATATCCAGACCTCAGGGTCGAGTACGGATCTCTGCCTGTGTTCGCTTGAATCTCCTGAATGTCAACCTCACGCATGTTCTTAGCGACATACTTGATGTCACGCATACGAGCGTAGCGGACGAACTCACTCATCAGAGACGCTGGCGAACCTTGGTGTTGAAGGATGCTTCAAACTCAGCAGCCATGAATCTACTTGGGAACGGTGAGTCATTCTTGATGCTGATACTAGCATCTAGATTCTTAAGCAGGATGGGGAACCGGAACGTCCCATCAGACAGGTTCAACCCATCAGTCTCGTCCTGCCCGACAACCACGCCCGTAAATGTAGTGACTGCGGTATCTCGATTTGGACTTGCCACTTCAATCGTGAAGAACCCTGTGTCCTCATGAATCAGGTTACCGAATCTCAGTTGGTATCTACCACTGATGATGGGCTGCTGGCCTCCAGATTGGTTAGTTGTCCGTAGGTAAGCCTTGGAAAACTCATAGTCCATCTCGTAGGACTCTCCCAAGAAGACCGTGTTTGATGTCAGGTCTCCAGACACCACCAACGTGTTGCCACCATCTGACGGCTGGGTGACAATATTGACTCGAACGCCGTTGTTGATCAGCCCATCAAGAGTACGGCCCCGCTTGGCATAAGGGAACGTGAATGTAGTGTTGCCAGTCGCCGCTGAGAATGACGCTGTAATCGTCCCATTGGTTCCTGCGTAGGTAATCCGACGATCCAGCATGGCCCTGAAGTTCAGGCCCGTGTCCACCAGCTTTGGCTCAATCCGCATCTTCTCCATGTGCAAACCATCAGTTCGCTGAACAATCAGGAACAGATCCTCATCCATGAATGAGATGTGACGGATGTTTGCATCAGAGCCGAATGTGAACCGACTCCAAGCGGATTGAACCTTCTTCTTTTGAGACCCGCTTCCGATCTCGTAGTATCGGTAGATGTAGATCGAGCTTGTCTCTGTTGAAGAAAGAGCAGCCACAATGTTTTCGTCAGTAGATGAAGCGAACTGCCGGATCTTTCCAGGTATGTATGCAGGAGCCGCCTCGGTGATGTCGATGGCTTCAAAGGTTGTCGAGTCTGTCGGGAACAGTTCTCTGACTCCCGCAAAGGTTCCGTGGTTAAACCCAAAGAACAGACTAGACGCTGCTGGCACTGGCGAAGTGTCAATCACGCTGTCATAAGAAGTGATTGGGACAATCCGGGCCGTCACTGGGGTCAGCGTTGGACTGCCTGTCAGTGCAAACTGATCGGTATCAGAGAAAAGAATGAGATTCTCGTTAAACGGGATCGCGTGCCGAATCAAGGACACCTTACGGAAAGACACATCGGTATCAATCGGATCGCCATCTACAATTGTGACCATCGTGGTTCTATGAGTGTTGAAAAACTCGTTAGCCGATGACATAACTATTGACTCATCTGCGGTCAACGCCAGCCTGCCACGGTGTAGTGAGATTGTGCCAATCTTCTTATTGACGAATGATGGGAACGGGTTTGTCTCCTCATCCCCAACAGTTCGGTCTGCCCACTTGAATTCAGAGTAGACATCCGCAGCATCGTCTGAGGGGCGACCGTTTCCGGTGGTAGGCGTGACACCATCAGCCTTTTTGAACATGAACGTCCCGTCTGACTGACGGATCAAGATGTGAGGCATCGTGTCAAACTTGAAACTCTTAGGGATACCGGCAGCTTCGTGGGTATGCGTGGCATCCGCCTTGACACCTAAGGTTTCTTTCCAATATCCAGATCCAAAGTTTCCGTCGTTGGCCTCAAACTTGACGTAGTAATCATCGGCGGATGACTCAGGATCGCCGTTGACTTTGGCAATGAATCCATGCGGAGCGTAAGGAGGAAGGTCGGTAAAGGCTTGAACGCCGTTCAGGCTATCAACCACAACCAAGGTGCTGTCAAGGAGTTCAGCATCTACATCAATTTTGTAGTTGATGTGATCTAGCCCCACAAAGTGCAGGCATGGGCCAACACCACCAGCGGTAGAACTCTGACTATTATCATTACTTGATTCTGTGGTTCTACCTGTCACATTGCCTTGTCTAACAAGCAACGCTCCTTGAAACGAACCAGTTCCGAAATGCTCGGCATTATTTGCAGGCTCACCAGTGGATTCATTGGCCTCAGAAGCATCCGTACTGTCATTTGCCTCAATAGTTCTGACAACGTGAGGACCTGTGGTTCCCTGCGCCTGCGTGCCTCTAGTATCAACCATCGCGTTGATAAAAGCAGCAGCAAGTTCTTCGGTAGTAGAACCGGGGCCGTTATCGACAGTCGTTGAAGGAAACGGCTCGCCAACATCTGCATGGGCATTATTACCGGCGACATCCCCACCGCCTAAAAGTGTTTTATATTCAATGGTCAGGTCGCCATCTACCGTGACATCGCTTGTGCCACCGCCAGATTGAGTTCTAGCAATCGTATGGCTATCGGTTGTAATCTTGATTCGATAAGTCGTATCAAGGATTACCTGACGGAAGTAGACCAACTTCTCATTTGTGATGACACCTACAGGCGTAATCAAGGTGCTGGGGTCTTCCTCGTACCTGAACGTAAAGTCGCTCAGGGAAACCGAGGACAACTGCGGCCCTAAGTCTGCTGAGTCATCATCAGACAACACAGTTTTCTCACTGTTCACAATGAACGTGACATCGCTGATGGTCAACGCCTTGTAAGCAGTTTGAGGAGCTGTGGCATCCAAGTAGGTTGTGCCGTCTGGGACATGCACTGTTTTCTCTGCCCCGTCCGTGGTGTCATAGACCTTCAGGGTGGGAGTAGATGCTTCAGTTATCTCCAAGATGTAGCGTTCGTTTTCATCTCGATCCAAAGAGTGAAAGAACTGAGACGATGACGCATCTGCACTTGACAGTTTGTCGATGTATTCAGTATGCGGCCTCTTCATCAAGCCATCCACAGGAGTGCCGTAAGCGTTGTCCTGCTTTTGCGCCTGGGTGTTGTATCTGAGTGCCGCTGGCTGCTGAGAAACTCCCTGAATCAAGTTAGGGACGTTCTGAGAAATGAAGGCCATCAGTGAACCTCGTTGATGGGTGGCTCTCTACGCAATGCACGCGAAACAGTGAAGTTGTCGAAGATCGAGTGATCTCCAGTGTCCATCTCGTATTCTCGCAGCTTCGACAAGGCCATCATCTCATCCCGCAGGGTAAAGGAGTGGTGCTTCTCTGAGCCAACAACCCGATCCTGAAAGATTCGGGCCGCTCGAATAGTGATGTAGTGACGGGCCAGTTGTGGCAGATCCGTGAAATCCAAGGCCGTTACGACCGTGACTTTCTTGATGGATTTATCAAACTGGTTGGTGTTGTTCTTGCGATCAAAGAGCGTATCTCCTCGGAGAACCAAGTCATGCGTTGCTGAACTCTCAAGATCGATCCGAACAACATTCGGGGCCACCGTAATGAGTTTTGTTGATGAGTCCGGTGTCAACTCAACCTCAGGAACAGTATTGAAATGCCAGCCCATCGACTGGACTTCTAAAGATGTCTCATCCAGAACCCGCTCTGCGGTTGCCACATCAACTCCAAGCGTGCCGGTAAGAGTGTTGACAGGTGCTTCACCAATCGTACTCAGCATGGTGTTCACGGCTTGAAGCCTTGTAGTTTTTGCGAGAGCCATAGGGTTCCTTTAGAAAAAGGGGCAGGCCCACCGAAGTGAGCCTACCCGTGAAGAGGAGGAGAAAGGGTTCCTCAAGAATCCGATTACGGCGAAGCCGTACGGAGGTGGTAGCAGCACTCAGGACGCAAGAAGTTGTGACCCATTGCGTACTTGGCAACCATCAACGTGCCTTGGTTCCGAACAGAGTATTCGGTTTCAAGGGCGAGATCCAACAACTTCACAGTTGCGAGACCGGTTCGCTGGAACACGATTCCGTTGGTGTTGGTGAAGTTGAGACCACCGTAACCCACACCGCTACCGGCATAAATGTCGTTAGCAATGCTGCTGGATTCAAACACCGTATCAGTACCCGTAGATTCGTTACCGGTTGGGATGTGATTGCTCATCATCACGTTCACACCAGCGACGTTGGTGAACCGACCGGTTGAGATGCTACCGGAACCGCCAAAGTCACGGTTCATCACCGCACCAGCGGTGCTGGAATCGCCAGCCGCAGCGACAACCTTGTAGTAATACTCGGGTGTCAGGAGGCAGTAGCGATCATCAGCGGGAACGCTAGCTTCGTCCATCAGACGAGCTGCTTCGATGATTTGATCAATAACACCGTCTCCGGTTGTTCCGGTATCGAGGCGTGCGCCTTCTTTACCAGTTGAACCTTGCTCAACAGGGTTGGGATCGGTCAGTGCGGATTGCGCACCTGCGATAACGGTACGAATACATGCTTCATCAGCATGGTTGGCAAGAGCAAATCCGAGTTCACGGGAGTAAATCGAACGAACGTCGTAGTGAGCCATTGCTTCATCAATGTTGGCGATGAAGACCTTCGAGAGAAGGAGTTGGTCAATAGCGACAGTGCGCTCGGTCATTCCGATCAGCTCAGATCCATCGTCAATGATGTCCGCACCTGGGGTGTGGTACTTGGCGATGGCTTTACCAAAAACGGGGAATTGGGCAGATTTGCCCGAAGTGATGGTCCGGACATTGTGCAAGGGCATCATCACGTTCCGCTCTTCAAAGGCGGCGAGAACTTCGCCGGAGAATACTTTGAGGAACAGAGCGTCTGTGGCCCCCGCAAGGCTGTCCTGACCAAGACGAGTGACAGAAGCGTCAGCCATTGGAAAGATTCCTATAAAGGGTTAATAGAGTTAGAAAACACACACAGACCGTTAGATTCGCCCATCAGTCAAGTTGTCCGCCGCAGCGGGCCTGCTTATGGCGACCCTAAGAGGGTCAAGAGTTGGTAACCGTTTCGACCAGAGCCTTGCCCTGAGCCAAACCGGCATTGAATGATCGTTCTTTTTCCTTGGCCTCACGCTTGGCATCGCCGGGGCGACGAAGGAAGAGACCAGTGGCAAGAGACAGGCCCGAAACTAGGGCCGCTCCGCCGGGAAGCTGAGAGAGTGGACCAGCAGCAGAGTCAGCACCGATGTTCACAACGCTGGAGGCAACGCCCCAGACCTTGTTGGCATCGTCGATGGACTCTTGGAACTTTGCGGTATTTACATCAACAAAGTTCTGCCATTCAGTCCAAGTGTATTCAGCATCAGAAAGTTTGATTGTGGATGCAGTTTGGGTTGCCGTTTGGACACCCTTGGGGACGCTGACTTGAATCAGATCGTCAAGGGCGCAGCCAGACATGAAGTAGATCCCAGCTCCAAGGGCCACCCATACGGCCCCGATACCAAGTGCTGTCTTATTCATCACAGCACTTTCGACATCTGAATTTTACGCTGAACCTCTTTACGGTAAGCGGGATCTTTGCGATACCGAGGATCGTTGATCGCAGCAGTGACTTCAGCCGTCGAATTAAAGCCGTTATTGACATTGACAGTATCTCCTTGGATAAGGCTTGGTTCCGTGTCGTTTGCTTTGAAACGAGCGTGCATGCCACGGACAGCGATATCAATCTGCGAGGGATCTCCGCTATCCATAATTGAGTTGTAAGCGTTGATCTCAGCCTCGCTGAGATTCTTCGATGCCCAGTCAGTCATCTGATTGTATGACTCTTCTCCACCCACCGCCGCCATCATTTGAGTGGACTGCTGCTGTGAGTATGCAGCCATCCCTTGGATGTAGTTGTCAACCAACTCCCTGGGAAATCCAAGTTCATCCAGCTTTTGGTAGGACTCCTCACCAAGTTCGCCCTTTTCGGCAAACTCTTCAGAGAACGGACGAATGTCATCCATCGTCAAGGCTTCACGATCCGAAGCGTCAACGTCAGCTTCTAAATCGGCTTGCTCATTTTTATCGACGCTGCCCATCCGAGACTCCAGCTCAGAATAAGCCTTTGCCAAATCAGAAGCAGACTCAAACTTTTCTGGGAGCCACTCAGGGCGTTCTTCTGCCACCGCCTCTTCATTGACCTCAGGGGCGTTGGTCATCAATTCATCAGGCATTCCGCCATCTTCAGTTGTCATTTGAACTCGATCAGCCATCTTGTTGGGTTTCCTCTTGCTCCATATCCATTCTCTTCAGTTGTTGTTTACCGAGTAGGTCTATGGCTTGTGGGCCGAACTGTTGAGCCAGTGCAGCCTGTTGTTGAGCCTGTTGTTCAGCGGCGATCTGTTCTTGGCTCTTGATAAGATTTTCAGTGTCAATCCCAAGAGATGCCGCTCGACGATCAATGTATTCACGCAAGTCTACAAACTGTGCCAGTGCTTGCGGCCCAAGTTGTTGAGCCACACCAGCCAAGAATACATCGAGTTTGTTGAGGTCTTGCCCCCGACCCAAAGCCTCAATACCTGTGACAATCGTGGGTTGCACGATGTCTGCTGGGAGAGGTGGAAGAAGGTTGTTCTTCTTCATCCGCTCCATGATCCGGTTGACCAACGGGAGTTGGAACTCCTGCGAAAGCACCGAGTAGATCCCACCAAGTTGTCGCTCGATGGACTGGGTAACTAGTCGGATCTCTTCTGCGGTGACGCGTTCCGCACGACGGATGGTCGCTTCAGTAAGCAGGAACGCGTTCGCAAGCCGCTCATTGATCTGGTTGATTGTCTCGTACGCAATGCGAAGATCGGCTTGCTTTCCAACTTGCAGAGTAGACACATCCGCAGCACTGCCCTCCCTAATAGCTCCATTCGGGGCCTCCGATAGCGTTCTTGCTCTGGTGGTTCCGTTCGGGTTGACCAAGAACAATACCTTGGCAGAAGCCGCCGAACCTTCGACAACCGCCATTGAGAGAGCCTCAAGACTCTTGAGGTCTCCGTAATATTGCTCGGCATAGCCACGACCGTACGACTCACCATCGACACGATTCATTCTGAGGGCGATATACGGAGATGCCTCTTTTGAGAAGGTTCCTCTAGAGCCTGGGACCTCTTGGCCTCCAACCTCTTGGAAAACCTCATAGTTATCCGCGTCAATGCTCTTGATGCAGGTGTACAGGTCCACTGTATCCATCGTGGACTCTTGCCCATCGACGAGAGCGGCAACCTCTGGAGGAAGCATGGAGGGGGCGATGGTTTCTTTGGTGACCATCATGCGGACAAACCCAAGTGGGCAGCGTTTTACAACGTATCGATCCAGCCGGAAGACCCGCATTCCACCTCCCTTAGGTAAAAACACGAGTGCATTTCCGGTCACGATAAGCTGCTTGAGAGCCTCAAACATCGCAACTCGGATGTTGTTGGTCTCAATGTCTCGCATCACCGAGCGTTCAACTCGGGACAATGCAATGTCAATCTCTGTCTTGATGTCCTCTGCTTCGGGGCCTAGACCTTGAAGAGCCATGTCATCAATGGTCAGGCGGAAGAATGGAGAGTTTGGGGGAAGCAGGGACAAAAGAAGAGCCGAAGCCAGATTGTTAACGCCTCTGGCCCCGGCACTCTGATAGGGGGTAGAGAACTTGGTGGAGTAGTTCGCTCCCTCTTCTGGTAACAAGGTCGGGATCGTGAGCTTGGCAACATCTCTGCCACGCTCCAGATATGAATACCGCTCCGATTGAAGGGAGTCATACATGCCTTGAGCGGTTTTCATTTAGTACCTCAGTAGTTCACATTCAGGCCAGATCCACCACCGGACATCAGAGGGATGCGGAGAGATTTAGCACCAGTTCTTCGCATCTGTGCCCTCGTTTTTTGAGGGGTAGCGGGTCGCACTTTTTCCTGTGGGGGCAAAGGCGGTGGAGGTGGCGGAGGAGGTGGGGGTGGGATATCAGGGGTGCTAATGCACATTGTAAGAAGACTCCATTCTTGTGTCGTTCTGTTCCTGATAGATCGATTGTAAAAACTGCACTACGCGGCGTGCCCCCACTTCCATCCAGATTTCACGGTCATTCATGCACTCAGTAGGGCATCGATCCGGGAATCGTTGGTCTAGATGTTCAAGCAAAGACTTCGAGACTTCAGGAAAGTTCTTCATAGGGGTAGACATTTACTTATCTCCCTCCTTAGATTCGCAATATGCGGCAAGAAGAGCGAGATAATTGATGGCATCAATGATGGTATCTCTGAAAGATTCGTCAGATACTTTGAACTCTCCAGTCCTACAAAAGCCACTAAGCCTTCTGATTTTGTCCGCCAGTCGGACCAAAAAGCCTTGTTCTGTTGTCACTCCCATGCCCAAGTGTTCGACCGCCTTGAAGTTCAAGAAGGGATCAGCACCATCTTGACCTCCTGAATAGTCATGGTTTTTCTTGATTGACAGCTCCAAAGCTTCTTTGCAGAGAGATGAATGGAACTCAAAGTACTTGTCTCTGTTCATTTTGGTTGCCACAGCTTTACTCCTTTGGCTTTCGTCCACTCGCCGGTTCTCAAGATTCGAGCCACTTGAGCCTGTACAAGTGCCTCCTGAGCAGTGATACCGGCATTTTCATATACCTCAACAACAGCGTCCCACCCACCATCTACGACCTTTTCAGCCCCTTTAGGCCCCACTCCGGGGCATCCGGGGTATCCGTCAGTCCGGTCACCAGCCAGAGATTGAATCAAATGGTTTCGATCTGCCTCTTGTTTTGTGACCTTGATCACACCAAGCTCGGCCTTGCCAGGGTTGAAGAGAAGGCCCGGAATTGTTTTCAGATCCTTGTCTTCAGACACAATGATCTTTTCGCCTTTGATGTATCGATTGCCTGTTGCGAGAATCCCAAGAACATCATCGGCCTCAAGAGCGGGCCACTCGTATGTTCGATATACCTCATGGAGATACTTCTTCATCTCTGGGTAGATAAGAGGTTTGCGGGTCTTCTTCCGGTTTGACTTGTATTCAGGGTAGACAGACTTTCGCCAGTTCTCTTGGCTGCTGAGGCAAATCACAATCTCGTCAGCCTTCAGATCCGTCTTGAGTTCGGCAAGGATGACATCTACTCGCTGGCGGCATTCTTTCAGATCAGCCACAAGTGTCCAGATGTCGTTGCCCCAGTCCGTGGCGACTTCAACCGAACAGCATGACTGGTAAAGAATGATGTCGGCATCAATCAGAAGTGTCTTCGTCATCCCTCAGTCCTCCCGCCTTCAGCATTTCCTGAGCTAGGACAGTCAGGCCAAGACATTCCGCCAGAGATCCATGGAAGACCATCACCATATCGTCGGCCTCCCCCGTCATTTGCTTGGTCCCGAGGATGATCATCGAGTCCATTCGCTCCTTTAGCACCGCTAGAAGAGTCTCCGTTGTTACAAAGTCGAGTGGGTTCTGGTCCATGTTCTACCTTTTTAAGTTCCCGAAGTCGGGCCGTGAGTTGTTTTCGTTTATCGCTGTGTTTAGGGTAACAAGCCGCTTCCAGGCCAAGTTCTGCTTGCTCCTTCTTTTCCCGAAGATAAGGAAGAAGCATCTCAAGGCATCGGGCGGCTTCCTTGCCGTAGATCCGCCATCGGTAGTGACGACGCTTGTTGTTCCTTTTTATTTCTGATACCGATCCTCCAAACACTGTGTGCATATCGATAAGAGTCTTGGGGTACAGGCCCTCTACCGCCACACTCAAAGATTTGTAGTAGGAGATACAGCCTTCTCCGTCCACGATCCCAGCGAAATACGCCATCTCTTCAATGCGTCTCAGCCCATGACCGACCAGAACGGTACTCGCCATCGAGGGGGCATTTGAAGTTGTAGGGCAGTCCCGCTTCCCTGATCGAATCAACCGCGATTGAGCCTGCGACATCCTTATCGTCCTCTCTAACTACTAGTTGCACTTCGTCGTGAATATGAGCGACCTGATGGAACTCGATGCCCTTGGCCCATAGTTTTCTGTGCAGATCCACCGTGGCCTGCTTCATAATGATTGCCCCTGCACTTTGTAGCAAAGTATTCAGTGCAGAGTGTTTGGATCGGATCGGCAACCGGCGACCATCTAGTCCAATCAAATGTCCCCGATGCTTCAGACCGTTCTCAATAGCCGTCCGTAGACTCGCGAGAGCCGGAAGAGACTTCAAGAACTTTGCCTGTAACTTCTTGCCTTCCGCCATGCCGCCACCAACAATTGAACCAATCTTTTCATGGCCCGCACCATAAAGAAACGCGTAGATAAACTTCTTTGCATCTGGCCTAGTTGGTAGACCAGCGGCCTCTTGGTTAGCGGTATGGATGTCTCCCGAAACAATTTCTTCTGCATAAGCTCCATCATCCCATCTGTGCATGTAGTGAGCGAGACATCGGAGTTCAAGTCCCGACGCGTCCGCACCCACCAATGTCCATCCCCCCGGTGCAACAAAAAGACTTCTACATTCTGGTCCCCATAATGAACCAGAAGCCGGTACTTGCGCGATGTTTGGTTTTGAATGGGTACACCGTCCCGTGACAGTTCCACAACCGTTAACTCTGCCATGAATCCTCCCTTTGTTTGTTACTAGTTTGAGCCAAGCCTCATTGCCTTCCGCAATCTGCCCCACTCTTTTCTGGATCGTCAAGTATTTGACAATCGGTTCTACGATCTCGAAGTCAAGTTGAGTCAAGATTGATTCATCAACCTTGGGGTGACCACTCGGGGTGAAATCTACAGGCTTCCAGCCATAGTGTTCGACCAAGGCTGAAGCAATCATTTGGCGAGAAGCAGGGTTGAACTCAATGACCTTGGGCTTGAGTTTACGGCCCGTCTTCTCACTGACTCTTTCAACCACTTTGTCAGGAATCATCTGCTTCAGTTTCTTCTCAAGATCGTCTCTCTCGGCAGACAAAGTGGAGTACAGGCGTTCAGCCTTGTGAGTATCAAACGGGAATCCGTATGCCTCCTGATTGACCAAGACGGCTTGGAACTCTTGCTCCAAGTTGAGCATGTCAACTTCCGGATCTTGCTCCATCAACTTGGAGTAAAGCTGGGCCGTAACCGCAGTGTCCTGGGCACAGTAATCCTCCATCTCGATGGACCAGTTTTCCCAGTCGGTCTCCTCATTGAAGTCGCCCTTGAGTGCGCCGATCCGATATCCCCAAGCCTTCAGTGAGTGAGAGCCAATTAGAGTTTTGGGATACCCCTTTTTCATCAAGCCAAAATCAAGCTCACGTTGATCAGGATGAATTGCTCGGGCCATGACCAAGGTGTCTCTGATCGCACCAGTCGGTGTCCACTTTGGGTAGACCTTCTTGATGACCCTCAAATCAAACGAGATGATGTTGTGACCCACGATGAGGTCCGCAAGCCTGAGGCGATTGAGTCCCTCTTTGAGGTTGCCTGCGTTGCTTGAGTACCTCCATTGTTCCCCGCTGTCTAAACATTGGAGAACCAAGCAGTGAATTTCTTTCAGACCCTCAAGACTTTGGAAGTTGTCGATTGCATTGGTTTCGAGGTCAAACGCAAAGTTCATTGGACCCTCGCTCTTGAATTGTCCCAATAGTCTTGCTGCCAGTTATCAACATGCTCAAAAACCTTCGACCAATACGCTTCAGTCAGATGCTTCTTTCTTCTCCAACGTGGGCCTGAATTGTGAAGGCGTGCCCAATGCTCGATCTCAAAGTTGTCCGGCTCATACCTGTCAATGTATGACATGACAATCTTCTTGGCATAGATAGGATCTCGAACATTGTCGAAAGTCTCGCCGTTCTGTCGAAGTTCTGGGCGGTGTTCAACCGCGTCCAACCAATAAGGCTCGGTTATTTGATATGCGCCCAGCTCACCAGCGGCCCCAACTGCATTGTTGGGATCTGGGTGACCTCCGGTCTCAACCAATCGAATCGCATCAAAGAACAACTCTTGTTCAGAAGGGCACATCGTCGTAGCCTCCTGTGCTTTCGACTGTGGAGAAATCTTTGCTGGTTTCGGAGAGTCTACCGGTGTCCTTGTCATATTGAACGTAACAGGCTTCTCCGGTATCTCCACTCCATCTGTTTTTAAGTATGCGGACAGTTGTGATATTTGGATGTTCGCCCTGCTGATCTCGCTCCAAACCAACAACCATATCAGACAATTGAGCAATACCAGCACTCCCCCTGAGTTGCGAGAGTGAGGTTTGTCCACCTTCTTCATGAGCTTTGCCATCTGGCCTCCTTAGGTGCGATACAAGCACCATACCAATACCCGTCTGCTCCACCAAAGAACGAAGACGGGTCATTGCTTGGTCAATCGTCCTACGTTCGTCGCCGCCCTCCAAGCCGGACACGACGATGGACAAGTGATCGAGAATCACAAAGTCCAGTCCAAGACCCACTGCCATGTATTTGATTCGGCTCAGCAGTGAGTCACAATCGATTGAGCCGAAGTGATCGTAAAGGTAACATCGTCCCGATCCGAGAGTCTTCTTAAATGCATCTTTGAGTTTCTTCTCATCAATCTCATCGCATCGGTGGACTGGTTCGTTTAGATCAATACTGAGGATTCCTTGGGCCGTACGCTTTACTGACTCCTCCAAAGCGATGTAACCAACGGTATGGCCCATAGTTAACAGGTGATGAGCAATCTCTCGGCAGAACGCAGACTTACCGATCCCGGTTCCAGCAGTAAAAGTTACAAGCTCTCTCTTTCGGATTCCTCCGGTTTTCTCGTTCATACCGTCGTATGGGTACGGGGCAGACACCGTGTCATCCTTTGAAGTAATGATCTCCCACAGCTCGTCACCTGGCACAATTCCATCAGGTCGAAAGGTCTTTGCCTGCCAGATGGAGTCCATCAACTCCTTGCTTTTGCCTGCGACCATCATGTCACTTGCATCCTTCAGGGGGAGGGTCACAACCTTGGCCTTACCGGGGGACATCAACATGGCGCATTGCTCTGAGGCTTTTCGTCCTGCATCGTCATTGTCAAAACAGAAGACAACCTCTTCAAACTTTTCAAGCCATTCGATTGATTTCTGTACGGCCCGCTTTGCACCAGCGGCTCCTGATGGCAGAGACACGACAGGCCATTTGTTGCCCTGAAGTTGACTCACGGTCAAACAGTCAATCTCCCCCTCGGTGACGATCACTTTGCGACCGCCATCTTTCCAAAGATGTTGACACCAGAGACCGGCTTTCTTGGAGTCGCCAAGCATGACAAAGTTCTTGTCAGCAAAGCGAACCTTCTGGGCAACCACATGCCCACGCTCGTCGCAGTAGTCAGCGACATGGACATTGTTGCCTTGATATTCACCGATCCCGTACCGCAGCTTGCGACAGGTTTCTTCATTGATGCCCCTCTTCTTCAGCGGGCGTGTCTCATGTTTTACAAGGCCAAGTCCCTTTGGCTGATCGTTGGTCAAAATATCCTCCTGCCCGTCACCGGGCTTGTAAGTGTCGCACACAAAGCAATAGGTGTGACCATCGCTGTACAACGAGTTGCCATCAGATGAACCGCAGGACTCGCAGGGTATGTGCTTTAGAAATTCAGATTCATTTGTCATCAACCCACATCTCGATCTTGGGATCGCAGCCGTCTGCAAACAACTTACAGGCATTGATTCTCACGATCTGATCATCATCGTCCCAGACCAAACCGTTACACGAATCAAGGATGGCCTTGATGTAGTTGTCAATGTCGCCGCGAGGCTCGTTGAGTTTTGAAGTCTTAGGCTTATGGCAGTGAAAGATAATCTTTACTGAGATCGGGCCTTTGACCGGAAAGCTTTCCCTGCCCGCCAGTAGGTCTGGGAGTATTGCCTTGAGTTCTTTCCGAAAAGAAGTGTATTTCTTTCCGTAGTAAACCCCCCAGCGAGTTACACGGGGACGGGACGCTGGGACTGGCGGGACAGGAAAAGTGATTTGCATCAGAAGTCGAAGTCTGAGTTAGAGCCTTCAGTATCTTCTGACTTTGATTCAGTTGTTTCAAAGGTGCTTGCCTGGAACCCTTCGACTTCACCGAATCCAAAGTCAGACCCGGTGTCGCCACCCATGGACTGCTTTAGCTCTTGGACCTGAACGGCCCCGATACGAAGAGTAATCCCAACTCCAAGAGTGGGAACAAACCAAGGGCGAACCTCTGTTTGAATACGAACCACCGACCCGCCGCCGATCCGCTCTTGGAGCGGTTGATTTTTTGAGTCGAAAAGTTTGGGGCGTTGCTCCCAAGACTTACCACTCTTTGTTGTGACCTTGGCGTTCAACTTGAACTTTATTTCAACTTCGCCAGTTTCTTCGCCAGTATCGTCATCAACCACAGGCTTGACCGGGAGGTCAGCAGTTTTGAGCTTCTGCTTCTTCTGGGCCTTGCAGTTGAACTTGTAAGCCTCCTTATGGATCTTTTCAAGCTCCGACACAAAAGGCTTTGCATCCTCTTCACTGAGACGCAGGCGGCATTCGTACACGCCATCAGGATCGAATCGGGTTTCTGGTTCGTTCAGTTTGGGATAAACCGCAACACCAAACGGTGAGATGAGTTTTACGCTGTCCATGTTGGAATCCTCCTCTGGATTCAATTAAAGAAGTATGGGGCATCCCGAAGGACATTGAGATCGAGGTTGCCCCGTGATGGTGGTTCCGGCAGAGTAACACCAACCGGAAGGAAAATTTCTTGATCTCGGCGGAACTTATCCAAGAGATCCTCACTGAATATATCGATAGCAGCCTCTCGGATACTTGAGGCCAATATAGCGGATTTGGTGCAATCGGTGGAGAGTGCGTCATGCACACTGCCAACCTCTGTCACTCCGTTGTGATTTGCATACCGAATCGAGGTCCGATTGAGCGTGCCATCCCAAGCATGAGTCCAATTTGCTGTGATTCCATTGACATTCCGTCGAAGGGATAGCTCACCGGTCTCCGCCCGAAGACGCTGCTGTCGGGTCACCTGACCTATACAGGTCTTCACCGTAAACCGATCCAAAGATTCGTAGGCTTGCTTGACCAAGAAGCCATCGCTTGTGACCCAGCGAAGAGGAACCCCATGCTTGATCGAGATGGTGACACACTCCTTGAGCCAGTCCATGATCTCAACGGCCCCAGATACCGTGTCCTTGATGCAGTCCCAGACCAGATTCCCAAGCCATGCGGTAGGTCTCCGGATCTCATCACCAAAAGGATTGTGCATCCCCTTCTTTATCTCAGACCGGAGGTGATCGGACAGATACTGCTTGACCTTGAATAGGGTCACCCCATAGGGGAGCGTCATCACGGGCCTTTTGACCAGAGACCTGTTGATCTCTAACTGCTGCCAACCGATGGCAAACTCATGGGTTGACTGCATGACCTTTGCCACCACCTTCTCAGCGACGATCCCATAGATGTCCTGAGGTGAATCGCAAGGCATACAGTTGGTGGCATAGGCTCCGACTTCATCTAGCCTCGCGAGACTGAGTACTTGGATTCCATTACAAGTTCCATCCTGAGAGCAGGGGAGCGTTGTGGTGAACCCAAACCCCTTCCGTTTGAATTGGGTCCATTCGTGGCAGAACGCGAGGAACTCCCAGGGTTCGTCTGCTTTGGTCCATGACGAGTATTCGAGTGGGTCTTTGGCACAGTCTTCTATCCATTCAGTGTTTGAGTGAATCCATTGGATTCGTTCGTGGAAAGGCTTCTTGTCATGTCCCCAACGGTTGGCCCCCGCGATGGCGAGCCACGAGACATGATCTTCCTCAGTCATCTCAGATCCCTTGTCAAACAAAAGCAGGGCCTTTGCCCAACTGGTCCCCTGAGGTTGCAGAAAGTAAGGCATGGGGTACATACGGCCCCGGAAGTCAAACTGGTGGGGGAAGCCCATACGCTTGCCCTCGTACTCGTTGCAGAGTTGGAGTGCTTTGACGAGTTGAAGACGCTTGCTTTGGTTTGACTCATTCTCTTTGTGAATCGACGCAGCCATCCGGCAGTATTCACGACGAGACTCTTTGTTGGTCTTGATGTCATCCGGCTTATCTGGGATCGGCTCATCCTCACAAGGCGGAAGGTCACCCAAAGATGCCCCAGACTCCCAAGCCAACTTCATGGTCTCATAGATGTAAGGGTTCATCTTCCAGCCGGTGCGTTGAACAATGTTGACCGCCTCGTAGACGTTTGGCATTGGAATCCCATCAAGCTCTTTGAGTAACGCACGGTCGTGAGTCTTGACCAAGGGCCGAGGCTTCCACATATCGCCGTGATAGCCCCCAACGTAGACACTCTTCCAGTCCCGTGGAGTTTCAACAGTTGGCATGAACACGGGGTTCAAGACCTCGCTGAACTCATGGGACTTACGCATCCACTCAAGCATCTCATCAGTCGCCTGGACAACCGTGATGGTCTTGCCATCGAAGCCACGCCTTTGGTTGATCTCAATGATCCCCGTGTGTTGCCTCATCAATTCAACGCAGACGATCCCAACAGACAAAGAGTCACGCTGGGGCCACTTGGGGAACATGATGTCCGAGTGCTTTGCTGCCCGCTTGATGAAGTCGGCGTGGTACTGAGGCCCTGACTTCAATGCTTTCTGGCGGTTCATCTGAGTCAGCCGCCAAAAGTCAGGCTCCTGTTTGCGAAGGTTCATAAACAAGAGTTCGTCTTGCAGTAGCCTCGCAACAGTCATCGCTGATCTGGTCAGCTTCTTGCCATGACTGATCGAGTCAATGACGGATCGTGCAGTAATCGCCGCAACAACCTTTGAAGGGAGCTGCTCGATGTACTCCAAGGCCCTGTGTCGGACCCCGGGTGCTTTGGACGCTTGACGTTTCCACTGATCGATACCATCCGTAAGTTTGGTGACCGACTCAGCGAGAAGCCTGCGTCCTACAGGCGTGTTGGCTTCCATGCCAGCGGCTTGTGACTTACGGTAATTACGCCAGTAGCGTTCCTTACCTGCATCAAGCATCTTTTTCTCAGCGTCAAGTTGTTTGCTCATATCACTGAGGAATTTCTTTGGTCGCGTAGTAGTGAAGAAGATCGGCAATCTTTTGCAGCTCGTTTATCTGCTTACAGATCCGGTCTCTCAATTCAATAGCTTCCTTCTTTGTCATTACTCGTCCTCTTCTTTTTGATTCATCATGTCTTCATCATCGGGGATCTCGCCAAAGCAACCGCAACCTCCCCAATCAAACAGGTCACAGTCCTTCAATTCACGCTCTCTCAGAACTTTGAGAGTAAGGGTTCTCTTCTCTCCCTTCACTTGCTCACGAAGGATCGTTACATCCCGACCAAGAAGGTCTCGCATCTCCTGTTCTTTCTCTTCACACTCCTTGTACTTCTCTGGGAACACTCGGAGTAGATTCCGAAAGTGGGCCTGACCGGCTTTGATGCAGAACCCTCCGCAGTTGTTGTGTGGGAACCCGACCTCATAGAGTTCAGGAACAAGTATCCCGAGTTCTCTGAGCTGAGAGATCATGTCATCCTTGCCAAGGAACGGAGGCTCCATCAAAGGACTCTCAACTTGATAAGGAAGCCAGTACCTTTTGGAACGAGTCAGCCGATGCTCTTCATCGTGGTTCAACCCAAGGTAGAGCCGACAGCTTTCGGGATCTGGATAGTTCTTCTTGACCCAACGCTGGGCCGGAAGACGCTTCAAGATCTTTGAGCATGGGTCAAACCGACTGTTGCCCAAGAACCGCTCATCTCTGAACACTTCCCAGGGGTTGCGACCCTCCGTAATCCAGATCAACTCGCAGTC